GGAGCGATATGAGACCAGCTCAGGTTCCGTATTTTCAAACCACTGTATTTTTACTTCAATATCGTATGTTCCAGCCCCGATTTCAGTATCCGAAATTTTGAGTATCTCGGTAACCCTTGGGTATTCAACATTACTGTTCTCAATAACCATCTACGCGACCCTCTGAAATATCTGTCGATTTTCGGAAGCAGCCCCTCGTGCTCTCCACGTTCCTGTAAGAATAGAACCTGTCCCTCCGAGGTCGTAATCGACGGTGTTGTTGTACAACCTAATTGTCGTTGTCGCGTTGCGGTTAATTGCACGAGAGAAGAATACGGAAATTACGTGACCTATCGGGAGATTCGTATCGTTGACACCGGTGCCCTGGTGAACTTCCGCGGCCGTAAACCCCAACGCGTGCGTATGGCTCGTGCTCGTAACGGAGTTGCCGGTCGAATTGTTGATATTACCCGGCGTTCCCAGCGTAAGCGTCCGGTTTGCCGAAAGGTCGCCGCCGCCCGTGAGGCCGTTGCCGGCGGCTATGCTGCGCGCTTCCGGAGTGATCCCCAGCCCGTCGTAATTGCCGGCAGTAATGATTTGGCTTCCGAACAGGTAGCCGACGTTGGAGCTGGCATTGAGCTCGAGGGCATGTGGGGTTTCCCACGTGCCGGAATTGTCGCGGTCGGCGAGCACGTAGAACCTGTTGCTGTCGACGTAGGCCCAGAAATCATAGGCATCCGTATTGGTGTCGCTGAATCTGACGCGAGGGCTACCCCCGGAGATCTCTATTTCATTGCCGGTTGTCGTGATCTTCCCGCTGGTGCTCAGCGTCGTGATCCCGTCATAGGCACCGGAAATCCGGGCGTTGGGGAGCGTACCCGTCGTCAGGTTCGAAGCGTTGTTCGCCCCAAGGTTCGATCGCGCCGTTGCCGCATCCGTTGCCCCTGTACCCCCCTCGCTGACGGCCAGTGCCGTCTCGAGCGTCAAGGCGCCGCTGGAGGAGATGCGGGCGACTTCGTTCGTGCCGGAATGAAAGACGTGCTCGGAAGCGGAAACATAGTTCAGCGTGTTGCTGGTAATGGAGAAGCCGTAGTTCGTTCCCCAAAGGGCAAGGTGTCGTGACAGATCGGTTGCGGATGCCGCAACCGCCGATCCGAAGTCGACTCCCTCTGTGAACTGCACGTCCCCGGTGAAGGTCTTGCCTCCCATCGAACTCGGCAAGCGCGCATCGGCGATCGTGCCGGAGCCGAGATCGGCCGCCGAACCGGAAGATGCGATCGCAGCCAGCCCGAGTGTCGACTTCACTGCCGCGGCGTCCGAATCGTCCAGAATGGTCCGCGCAAACGGCGTCAGCGCAGTCGTCGCATAAGCATCGGCTGCCGTCGTATAGATCATGCGATCGGCAGCCGTCGTCAGGCCGGCAATCGATTGCAGACCAGCGTCATGCGCCTGCACGTTCGTGCCGATCGCGAGGCCGAGATTCGTCCGCGCGACACTCGCCGAGGTCGCCCCCGTGCCGCCTGCCGTGATCGGCCGCGCCGCATTGGCGTCGGCGGTCAGGTCATCTACAAGCGCGTTATACGGCACGGATTGTATCGTGGTGTTGGACACACCCTTCGTCCCCGCAGGCGGGGAATAGACTCCACCAGTTCGTGGCAATGTAGCCTCCATGGAAAAGGTAATGTGGGCGAAAAGCAGCACGTCCGCTCAACCTGCGGCGGTCCTCTGCGGTCTTGATCGGGCGGAACGGTCTATTCCCACCGCGGGTTGCGCCGGGCCTCTGCTGACTGCACCTGCTGCTCGTAGAGCCTGTGCAGAACCGCCCTCTCCTCGGGCGAGAGCCAGGGATTGCCCATGGCCTCGAGCAACGGCATCAGATCGGCGGCTTGCGCCTGTGCCTGTTGCCGCCGGCCGATCGCCTGCGCCTGCGCCACCTGCTCGGGCGAGGCAGGCGTGCCGCCCATCAGCGCCGGCATGATGCCGCCCTGGGCATTGGCGAGCTGCCGAGAACCCTGGAACTGCGCCGGAATTGCCTGTTCCGGGGGACGCGCATTCGGCGGCGTCAGGGAGGGAGCCGCTATCCGGTCGTCCGCTTCCTTGCCTGGGAACGAAGGCACGAAAGGCGAATGGGACGCCGGAGGCGGCGGAGGCATTCCTGCCGGCGGCTCGGCTCTGCCGGCCTCTGTCGGCTCACCCCGCGGGCCGAGCACGTTCATGAACTTGCGGCCATAGGTGCCGACATCGGTTCCCAGCGCGTCCTTGCGGCTCGTCTTGCCGACGCCGCCCGGACCGGCAAACCATGCCTGCGCGGCGCCTTCCGGTCCGAATTCCTGCACATAGGCATTGAACTTGTGGTCGAAAATGGCGTCCTGGATTTCGGGGCTCGACAGGAACTCTTCCGGCGTCACCTCGCGCCCCAGCGCCTCGCGTGACCAGGGTCCGATATTCGCTTCCATGATCTGGTATCGCCCGAGCGGACGCCCAAGTTTCGGATGCATCGGTCCGATAGCCGTATAGTCCCCGCTTCCTGCGCTCTCCAGCGAGGCGATGGCGTCGCGATAATGCGAGGAGTTTGACGGAGCCGCTGCGGATGCGCTCGCATTGGAGACCTGCCGGTCCGGCATGCCGCCAAGAGCCCCGTCATAGGCGGCGCGGGCAGCGCTGCGGCCCTCGTCTTCCGCCCTGTCCGCCCGGCGGTTCATGATGCCTGCGACGATGCCCGAGCCCAGTGCGTTCAGTCCCTCGCCGATGTTTTTCGGTGCGGCCGTCCCCATGATCGCCATGGCAAGTTGGCGCTTGCGCCTGACGGATTCGGGTGTCTCTCTCGTATTGCCGCCGAACAGGTAGGAATTCGCCATCAGTACAGACCTCCGTTTCGGCCCTGGTTGAGGAATTGAGCGGCCCGGCCGAGCCCTTCGCGGGACCAGGGCCCGATTGCCGTCACCAGGTCCTGGAAGCGGTTATCGCCCTGCGCAGGTCCGGCCGCATTGTAATTTGCAAGTCCGGGCTGCGACGGACGCCTTTCGGGCGCGGGAGGGAATGCTGCCTGGCGCTTGGCATACCCTGCCGCAAGACCTGCGCCGAGCATGCTCATTCCGCCCCCGATCGTCTGTGGGAGGGGTTGCCCCAGGATTTTCTCCTGAAGCCGCTTCGCAAGCTGCTCGCGCGCTTCCTTGGGCATCGCGCCCCGATATCCGAAATAGCCGTTCATTTGCCTCTCCCTGCGTTGAAGAGCAGTCCGTAATCCACGCGCCGCAGGCCATCGGCGCCCTTGGCGACAGCGTCGGGGCGTACCTTTTCCACCTCCTGCGCCATCACGCCTATCCGCTTGGGAGCGTTCCTGCCTTCACCTTTGTACCGGTACTCGTAGAGGCCGCCGACTTTCTTGATGTCCTTCTTCGCGCGCTTGTCCGAGAGGCTGGCCAGTTGCCCGCCGAAACCGAGCATGCCGCCAAAGAGGTTCTGCATCGTGCTTTGCTTCTGCTGGTAGGCGCCCCCTTGTTGGCATAGTCCTGTTGCACCAGCCCGGCATAATCGACGGTCGGCATGGGGTTGCTCTGGGTCGGCACGAAGCTCGGGCTGTCGACCTGCGCCCCGGACATCAGCCCGACGATCTCGTTGATCGGCTGGTTGCGCTGCGCGTAAAGCTCGTTCAGATATTGTGCCCGCTCCTGGTTTTGCAGGTTGTACTTCGCCTGCTGAGAATTGAATCTCTGATCCGCCAGAGCATTGTTGCCGCCCGTCGCCGTGTTCTGGTTCTGGTACTGCTGCTGCAGGGCGTCGTTTCCGAACTGCGCCGCGGTCAGTCCCTGGTTGAATTTCTGCTCCTGACCTGCATTGTTGGCCTGCATCTGCGCCTGGTTCTGCGAAAACTGCTGCTGCTGAGCGGCGTTTCCCATCTGCATGTCGTTCGCGTTCTGCGCGTATTGCTGTGCCTGCGCCGAATTGTAGAACTGGGCCAGTCCGGTCATCTGGTCGTAGGCTTGCTGCTGTGCCGAATTCTGGAACTGCGCCTGGTTCTGCGCCAGACCGGCGATCCGCGATTGCTCCTGCCCGGCACTCAGGGTTGCCCCTATCCGGGCGTCGTTCGCCGCGCGGTTCGCCTCGTCCATCGCACGGTCATAGGCCTCGGAGCCCGGCTGCAGTCCCTGGTTGGTCAGCTTCGTTTCAAGGGCGGCGCGGTCCCGCTCGATCTGCGGGCTGAGGCGGTCCATCAGCGCCTGTTCGTATTTCGACGTGTCGATGTCGAAATCATAGCTCTGGGTGATGTTCCCGGCATTGCCAAGCGAAGTCTGGATCTTGCCGCTGTCCGCAACCTGGCTCTGTATGGAACCGGCACCTGCAATCGAGCTTTGAACGTTGCCGGCATTTGCGAGGCTGGTCTGCAGCTTCGGACCGCTCGTGAAGCTCTGATACTGCGGCAGCCCGATCGCGTCCGACTTTCCGGCCGCTGGAGCGCCGGATATGTCGAACTTACTGGCGAGAAGGCCGTTGAGCTTTCCCGATTGGGTGTTGGCAAGCGTCGCCAGGTTCAGCTGGGCGGCGTCCTCCTGGTCCTTGATCGCCTGCTGCGCGGGCGAAAGTGTCTGTGTCGCCGTCGGAACCTTGAGGTCGTATTCTTTCCCGCTGAGAGGATCGGTCCACTTCTGAGTGTTATAGGTATAGGTCAGGTTGCCGTCTGGCGTGACCTGGTTGGCGTTGCCCATGACGTTGTTGGCAACCGCGGTTCCGATGTTCGTCGCAGTCTGCGCGGACGCCGTTTGCTTCGGGTCCGGTGCTTCCGGAGCGGATCCGTAAAGGCCCATGATTCAATCCTTTATCCAATCTTCGACGGTCTCTCCCGAGCCGGCATGGCAGAGGTCGAAAAAATCTTCCGTAGTGGCTTTGGCGTGATCGTAGCCGCCGGCGATCGCGGCAACGGCGGTGACGATCGAGCCCACCGCTTCGCGCATGACGAAGCCGAATTGCCGCTTTACCGGATCCCGGGCGGACCGCCATTCGTCGCTCAACTGCCATTGCACGATCACGTTGTTGATGACCGGCGCCAGGACGGCGGCGTGCTCGATGAAGAAAGAATTCTGCGGCAGCCGCGTCAGCGTCCGAACCAGGAGCCAGCAGACATTCCTCTGGCGGTTCTCTTCCTCATCGACGATGTCGTCGGCAAGCCGTGCGATCGCGGCGATCTCTGCCAGGAATTCGGCGGCCGCCCCGTCACCGCGCGTCCAGCGCAGAAACGCCGCGCGGATAGTCTCGGGATCGTTTGGAAGCATCAGGCACTGGCCTCGCCCACCGAAACCTGAACCGTTGCGAGGTCGACCTCGATATCGAGCTTGAAATCCCCGCCGGAGGTGATGACGCAGCCGACCCCGATCATGTCGCCCGTCGCGCGGACATTCTGCCGGAAGTCGTAACGCTGCACTTCGGATACGCCGTCCCAGATGGCCCTGTCCCAAAGTCCGACGTCCCATTCCGACGAACTTGCTTCGCCTTCCGTTGACGTGGTGAATGTGGGCGTCGACCGATCGTAATCGGCACGGGCGAACAGCCGCACCTTCGGCGCGGACTTCGCCCGGAAATACATATGCGCCATCGTTGCCGTCGCCCTCTGCCCGAATTGCGTTGCCGGCGAGAACTGCGAAAGATAGGTCGCCGAGAAGCTCAGCCCGTCATCCGTACCGCCCGCATCGCCCTGCCACATGTAACCGTCGAGCGAGCCGAAGAAGAGGCCGCCCTGCAAGGTCTCGTAGCAGAGCGCCTGCCAGTTGCTGATCGTCGACCAGCGCCCGGTCAGCACGTTCAGGACAAAGGTCGTGTCCGCAACGACGGTGTTTTCGGGAAAGGCCACGAAGACCAGGTTCTGCTCCGGCCACTGCTTCAGCGTCCAGCCGGTTCCAGTGGCGTTGGCTGCCCTGCGCCAGTCGTCCTCGATCGGCCGCGAGACGGAAACGAGCGACAGGGCCTGCCGGTCGCGCTGGAAGACCTGCGACATCGGCGTGAGCCCGTCCGTCGTGGCAATCAGGATGTCGGCCCCTGCCCTGATCCACCCGTTTTTGCCGAGCGGCCGCCCGATCTGGTAAACGCCCTTCAGTGCGAAATCCGATGCGCTCGAAGGGTCCGACCCTGCATAGACGGCAATTTCGCCCTCGGTCGAAAGGAAGACACAAAGGTCCGAAAGGCCGTCGCCGCTTTCCAGCGACCAGGAGAAGCCCGTCAGCAGCGAGCCGCCCTTTTTCATCACCCCGCCAAGGGGGAAGACGACGGCGGCCCCGCCGACGGCGTTCACCGGCAGGTAATAGGCATCCAGCGTGCCGTTCTTGAGGAAAAACTCCCTGTTCTTGAACAGCCAGCCGTAATTGAGCTGCGCCATAGTGGTGCCGTCGGTGAACGTGATCGCCGGGGCCGTCGTCCAGGTGGTACCGTTGTAGAGCCGCCGGTCGTTGGCGCCGTTCAGGCAGACCAGCCACGACGTGCCCGCATTGCTATGCTGGAAGGCGCACCAGTCACCGCCGCTCATCCCCGAAACCTCCGCCGCCGTGGTGGCGGGAGGGGTGGCCGGAGCGGTCATGTTGTAAATGCCGGCATTCGTCGCCATGAACAGCTTTTCATTGCTGCCATATTTGTATTTGAAGGCGCTCCTGATGTCGCCGCCGTCGGCCGCCAGTCCTTTCCTCTGCGATCCCCCACGGATCTTGCAGCCCATCAGGGTCGGGAAGAAGTTGCGCAGCACCGTTGCCGAGCCCGGCTGCTGCGATGCCATGTCGGCCGTGGTGACGAGGCCGCCCCTGGGGGCAGGAAAAGTCACCGGCTGCGAAGTCTGCTGCCGGCCGAGAGAGACAGGCCCGCGATTGGATTGCCCTATACGGGCCGGTCTTGGCTGAATTCTCATCCTGCCCCCCTGTCGGCATTGATCTCCTGCGCGAGGTCGGCTTCGAACTCGGCGAGATTGTCCTCATAGGCGAGCCCCTTCTGCCGCTTCCAGCGCCAGACGATGCCCTTGAGCAGGAGGCGCTCGGGAAAGAGCGTCGTGTCGTCATCCGCCGTAAACGTCGCCTGCGGCCCGTCCGGATCGTGCAGGACCCAATTCTTCGAAACATAGTCGATGACGGCGCCCTGAGCCGCCGATGCGGGCGAGAACTGCACCTGCCCGGCCCTTATGAAGAAATAGGGCTGCATCGAAGGCATCCCGGCGATGACCGCCCATTGACCGCCATTGGTGACGGGTCGGACGAAGGCGTTTTCAGCGGTCCGCACAGAGCCGCCGGGCGTCAGGCGCTGGAAATCATCGGGAAGGTTCTCGGAAGCAACGGCAACCCTGTGCTGCCGCAAGGTCTTCTGCCAGTCTGCCCGCCGCGCGATCTCGTCGCCGGCTTCCTGCGCGAGCGCAACCATCGTCATCGCGTTAGGCTCGGCGGACCCATACACGTTATCGAAAGGCGAGAGCGAGACGACGTCGCAGACCTGGTTGATTGCGGTAAGCAAGGTCATAGCTCGCCCTCCCGCGTCCTTTGTCCGTTGGCGCCGTATCCGGCAAGGCCGTTGGTCCCGGCGGCAATCCCGGTAACGCCAAAACCGCCGATGCTGTTGAACTGTATGGTATTTTTCAGCTTCGGATGGGTATTGACATACTGGCGGATGCGGGCTGCTGCCTTCGGCGCAACTGTCTTGATATAGTTCGGAGCGGCCATATAGGCCCGGATCGCCTCAGCCACCAGCTCATTGCGCACATGTTCGCCCCAGTACTTATTCTGCTCGGGGCCAAACCTCTTGCCATAGCTCTGTGGGTTGTTCAGGTCGTTGTAGATGGTTCGAAGTTCTTTATCGATACCATCAGTTGGCATTTTGCCGGCAATGGCATCGATTGCATGTGCAAGCTCATGCGCGACAACGCGCCCGGCTTTGTCTGCCGGCAGGGATTCATCGTAAAAGATATCTTGACTCAGTACGTCCCCTGATCGTCGATCTCTGTCGACCACGTACCGTCCCGCATCGCCTGCGATCGCACTCTTCGCAACCGCCTCAGGGCGTCCGCCCGTTCCCGCCTTTCCGAGTTCGTCATATGCTTCCGCTGATAGGCCGGTATCGCCTCCGCCAACGACCGTTCTACCGGCGACATATCTTGCGGTAAGCGGTCTTCCGTCCATGTCCAGGCGGAGTCTTCCGCTTTCGTCGGCAATGCCTCCCGCTGCTTCATGTCGTGGATCTCCCGGCCTGTAATCAGCCTCGAATGGCCGAGGCTGTTTGACTGGAGGATCATATATTCGTGCGCTGCGAGAGGCAAGAAAACCAGCGTCCTGCGTCTTCTCTGCCGTCATGCCCAGCGCCTTGTCGACCGGGGGTGCTGGTAAGGGCGCTATGACAGTATCTGCTCTTGCGATCGCCGAACGCCCGCCTTTCACAGCCGCGCGGAGTGCCGGTGCCGGCAACATCCCCAACGCCTCGATAACCGCCTCGCCGTAATTGCCATCCGCAACGGACCGTCCCGTCTCTTCCGCCGCAAAACCCACGCCTAGCGGCGTGAAGTCAATGGCGGAGAGCCCCTCATTGCCCAGGCCCGCCGACCCTATAAGATCAGTCACAAGCCGGCGCTTATAGACGGAGGGGCGTCCGTCACCGAGAATCCAGTCGGCAAGTTGATCGCGCAGCGTCGGATGAAAGGTGCGCAACACGGCACCGCCGCTGAGGCTTCGCGGCATCGCCGCCAGGTCGTCTCCGGAGAGAGCCGTGGCCGCCACCCGCGACGGAGAGCCGTAGGGAATGTCGCCGGCAAATTCCTGCGCTCCCCCTGCGCCTCCCGTTTGCGGCGGCATGCCGCCGAGGATCATGGAAACGATCTGCTTCTTCCTGGCTTCGCTCATGGCGTTACTCCTCCGACGACTGTCTGCGCATTGCCCCAGCGGCTGCGCTCGTCTTCGATCCTGAGCCCGCTTATTGCGAGCATCATCAGCTGCTGCGCGGCGGTAGCGCCGTCGACATCCTTGCCCCAGATGGCGATCTCGTTGACCAGCGCGAAAAGGTAGACGTCTGGCGCCTTCTCCAGCAGCCAGTTCGTCGGGTTCGACGGCGTCAGCGCCGGAATGCGGGCGTAATAGGTAATGGTGAGATCCTGGTCGGACACCGGCCGCACCTTGACCCTTCTGCCGACAATGGCGTAGCCGGCCGGCTGCACGCCGTTTCGGTCCCCGTAGCGTTTCGTGAGCTGCTGCAGCGGAACCGCACGAATGGAGACTCCGGCCCCGCTCCTGACCTCCCTCGCCTCGAGGAAGTCCGCCGGAAGCGTACCGTCGCCATCGGCCAGCGGGATTGCAGCGGTCACCTCCATGTCGGCGACGCGAAGCCCGCGGTTGAGTTTCAGCTCCGCAAGTCCGAGAAAACGCGGGAAATTGTGGGCGATATCCTCGCGCCCCGAATATTCGCCGGCATCCACCAGGAGGGAGCCGTAGTCCGAAATGGTCATAGATGGCCTTCCTTGGTACGCCAGGCGCGGTTGTCGGAGTTGTTGAGGAACCGCTTGACGAAGCGGTCGTCGCCCTCGCTATGCGCCTGCACGAGGCCGGCCCCATGGGCGACGTTGAGGGGGATCGAGGCGACGCGATGCCAGTCGCCTTTCCAGGCACGTTCGGCGCTGTTCCGTATTCCGGCATTCTCACTCATGAGATTGTCGACGGGGTAGTCGACGCGAAAAACGTCCTTCTCCCCGTCGAAATAATGCCAGACCGACCGGCCCGTCATTTGGTCGTAATCGTAGAGCGACCACGAACCATCACGGATGATCATTCGGTATCTCCGGGCAGCGGGTCCGCTCTCGAAGCCTTGCCTTGCTGGATAAGGGCCTTCGCCGCCTTCACCGGAAGGTCGAGAACCGTCCCCTTCGATACCCGTCTGTCGCCGGCCGCCCACACGTCGTAGAGCAGCTTGACGGGCGTGGTCTTCTCTTTGGCTTCTGCCATGTTCGTCTCTCCTGAAACGGAAAAGGGCGAGCCGAAGCCCACCCCTGGTTGATGATTCCGGTCGAAGCGATCCGCTTCCGGTGCTAAGGCCGCGGGTCGTCGACAGCCTTCGGCTCGCATGGGTACAGCCGCAGCTCTACGGCCTGTTTGTCTACGAGGGATAAGCTTGCCTGCGCGCGCCCGCCTCGACATAGACGCAATCTATGCGATAGTTAAGGATAGATTCAACCTTCGACGAATCGCTGTTACCGCACACGGCAACTGGGAGCACGATGAAACGCGAACATTCGTTTTTACTCGGCGCCACTGGCGCAATCGCTTTGGGCTTGTCGCCCGATTATGCCGCCGCGTTAGCATATATTACTTCGGAATTCGTGCCGTTCGAATGGGCCATCCTCACCGCCATTTGTATCACCTCGCCATTGTTGCCTGTTGCTCTGGTCGCCGCCCATATCTTCACCGGCATGCGCATACATTGGCTTCTTGCATCGTTTCTCTTTGGACTGATCGTGCTCTTCGGCACTCTGGCATCGCTGGTATGGGTGGCGGTCACTTTTGTGCTAAGCCTTTCATTGGCGCATGGTATGACGCTCACGCTGGGTCTCGCCTCTTCCCTTTTTCTCGTTTCCTCGGTCAGTTCGGCAGACGCGCGGTTGTGGTTCGGCTGGGTCCCGATAGGCCTTGCCGGCCTCTCCGGCCTCTGGTCTCTCCTGATGGCCGGGCTGGTCGTCTTGAGCTCCATTGTTATTGCGGATGGCAAGCCCTTCTGCGTCGCGCAAGCCTCAGGAAACAGAGTGACGGGCGTTGCGGCTGTGCGTGGATTCGCGCTTTACGCGACGGAGGCGACGCACGGTCTGACATTCGAATTTCATGCTGTCCTGGTGGTGGAAGGCAGCGAGCAGAAATATAACTGGTCATACGCGAAACATCGTTTCGTCGAGACCGGCTACCCTACGTCCGCCATGGAAAAATGCACGCCCGTAGAGGGTTTTTGGATCACCGCGGGGCTGTTTTAGTTTCATGCACGTTCCGAACTCAACTCGGGAATGAAGCTGCCGGTTCCGCCAGCACCGAGGGACCGCCGAAGCGGCAGTTCATTCGGTCCAATGCGCAAGAACATCCTGCAGCGATGCGCGGCCGCGAACAGCCTTGTCCCAGAATGGCAATGCGTTTGGCGATTCGCTTGAACCCGATCCGATCGCTTCGACCCGCCGCTCGCTCTTCCGTCCGCCTATTGGCTGCCGTGGCGCTGGCGGGGCCGGCGGGGGCCTTGCGCCGACCGGAGACAAGCCGGCAGACCCCTCCTCCGCTTCAAGACTCAA